CATTAAAACAGTTGAGCAAGCAAAAAAAGAGTATAATTCATTAAATTACAGAGACATTAAAATAGCATAAAAAAAAGCCCCCTTAAGTAAATAAGGAGGCTCATGTGTTGAGGGTGGGGATTGGTTTATTTAATACATGGTGTTGGTTGTTCAGTGTATTTTTTTTTATCTTTACTTTCCCATTTAGGACATGGAGTAAAATACGCACCGATATATTTGGCTGGTTTTTCTTTGAATTCGGTGCATGATTCGTATGTTTTATCTTTTTTACAAAATATACATTGCAAATTCATTTGTCTATCATCACAGTAAATTGTATTTGATCTTCGTTCCTTTGATTGCATCTTTTAGGACCTCCTTTATTGCTTTGGTCTTGGTATCTCTTTATGCCGATTATTTTCCCATAAACTACCTAGTAAAGGGTTTTCTTCGCCAGTTGAATCAGCATAATGTTTACAAATTTCTTTATGTTCCCAATATTTAGGAGGTATCATTCCAAAAACTTTACATGTTTTGTCTATAGAATTACAATGATCGCATAAACAACATTGATAACTCATTGTACCTCTATAGCCACTTGGACCATCTAATAAAACGATGTTTGTATCCTGCTCCACGTATGACCTCCTTTATTGCTTTATTGTGACTTTTATATTTATGTAACTCTTCATTATATCTACCTAGTACTTCTCTATTACTTAGTTTAATGCTTTTCTTCGTTTTTGTCAATACATATTGACCATTTTTAGTAGGTATTATAGCCTTTTTTATGTTGTTATTCATGATGTTAGCTATATCAGCTGTAGAGAATGTTAAATTATCTGGATGATTGTGTATCAGTAGTTCGGCATTTTTTGGTATATCAATTCCAATACTTCCGTTATCGCCTTTACCTAATACTTGTAATTTTTTATCCTTGTCGTAAACTGCACCGTATTCTATTTCCTTATTTCTTATCGCTTTAGTAAATGATTTTGGATTGCCGTCGTGTTCTTTCCACATTCCCTCTAACTCTTTGTATTGCTTGCCTGCTGGAAATATACCATCTTCTATATTTCTTCGCTTTAAGTATAAATGATTAGATCCTATGGAAACTTTCCCTTTAGGACTTTTCAATAGCTCCATCGCCTTAATATCACTCTGTTTCAACTGCTCAAGAGTGAACTGCTTACCGGTGTTGAAGTCAACAAACTTGTCAAGCGTATAGCCACCCTCTTTGTATAGCTTGTATCTTGAAGCCCCTAGAATAGACTTTTGAAACTCTACAGGCTGTCTTGCAAAATAATCGGCATAGCTTCCTGTTGACGTCCTAAACGCTTTTTTCCCTGTCTCTTGCTCGTATGCTTTTATTTCGTCATAGTATTTCCGTTGACGCGTGGAGTATTTCAGATCGTCCCAGTTTTTATTTGGATATTTTTCATTGTATCGCTCTCTCGCCATTTTATCGAAATCTTTATTTGCTGACGGTCGCCGTGTCTCCATATCCTCGAAACCCTCTACTATCGGGACGAGTGTACTTCTGCAATTATAATGACTCGGTGGCGTGCGAACCTCTCCTGCCTCTTCGGGATTAAGCCATGTACGACCGTCCAACGCTCGGCATATTGGGGACGTCCTGCCGTCTAATGTTGCACTATATTTTATCTTTTTTACGACATCGCTATTTTCTACAAGCGTCTTTGCACGGACTTGGTTTGCTATGCCGTTTGTCGTTGTTCTTGCAATTGTTCGTCCTTGAATACGTGTGGCGTTTAGAACGCCGTCTGTGTACTTCGCTTTTGCGGTTCCAATTAGTCCACGGATAATGTCGTCTGTTGGTAATCCCTGCGCCATTGAGCTTCTGACGTGGTGCATGATTCGCTTGGTGTCTTGCTTGTAGTAGTCATCTAAATATTGTTTAACCGTAAATCCATTATTAAGTGAATTATTAACGATAGATTGAACCGCTTTATTTGTTACGTATGTCGTAACGTAATCTTCAACAATAGCCTCTAGTCCTTTTCCTGTAAACACTGCTTCATTTTGACCTAATGCAACCATGTCATCAATGTATTGATTATCAGCTTTATCTTTGTACTTTGTCCTAATCGCTTCGACATCGCTCTCCATTTTCTTGAACTTCTTGTTCGTCTCGGCTGTCGGTGTCACCTCTCCAAAGCGCCCCATTGAAACATCAAGGTAGCTTGTGAGTTCTTTCTCTGTCTTATCAATAGAGTCGTTGAGCTTCCCTCCTAACGTCTCGGCGTGGCGGTTTAGGTAAATTGTATGCGTTGTTATACTATCGAGGTATTCAGTCTCGGTCATTACAATACAAGCCCTTGTTCTTCATCGATTACATCTTTTTCGTCTTCGTAAGCCATACTTGTAAATCCATTGGTTCGCATATAATCGTGTATTGATTTTTCGGATATCGGAAGTCCTGTTTGTTTGCCATTCCATAGCTGAACAAGTTCGGTTGCTGCAACTGTTGAATTTGAGTAATCAAGATTAGGTTTTATGATAACCTCTTCGGGATTTGCTCCTATCCACTCTGCGCATATCTTGAATAAGTTCTCAATCGCCCCTGCCCCAGTCATTGCGATAGTCTTCATTGAGGCTGTCTTAACCGTCAAGCGTGTTTTAAGAGCTTCGCCACTTTCGCTGTTCTCATTCTCAATAAAAGAAATCCCCATAGCTTGGGCTTTGCTGTGTAGGTTTGTGAGGCTTTGACGCTCTTCTGGTAATCCCTGAGAATTTACACCAATGAATTTAGCGTCTGCCTTTTCGGAAGTTGTAGAGATATAAGCACCTGTACCGAGTTTTATTTCACTGTCGTCGGTGTCAATCCCTTTGATGAAAAGTGTATCTTGCGCTTGCTGGTAGAGGTGTTGGCGATAGTCTGCTTCTCCACGATAAATAGCTAGTGCCATATTTGATAACGCCATCAACGGCGGTTTTTCAATCTCGGCAATATTTGAATTGGCGTTGATGAACACAAATGGTATTTTATTTAATCGCTTCTCACGGATAGCCGGATAAACCGCTTGTTCCGGTGGATGCTTTATATCAAACTCGCTAAACTCAAAGTCTTCTGGTATCTCCATTGTGTAATAATATCCCTCGCCGTCTAACGCAAGCAATCTTAATTTTTGTAAATATTTCCACTCGATACCCTGCAAAGTAAAGCCACTCTCATCAATCAAGATCATGTTATAAACGCTCTCGCCGTTCTCATCAATATAAGAGTTCCAATTGATAATATTCTCGGCGTAGTATTCCAGTATTTTTGGAGTGTCCCCTGCCCTTGTCGGCTCTAGCAATAGCCCACGGCGTCCGACAATAAACTGCTCCTCATTGGTTCGTCGCATAAGCATCTCTATGCTGTCGCTTGTTGGCGTGCAATTCTCAATCATCTCTGCCATAGCTTTCGGCAACTCTATTTTTGTTGGGCTGTTTTGGTACATAAGACCAAGCATCGCCGTAATCGTCGAGCTGACGTATTCGGGAAAAATAGAACGGTTTTTATATTTTGAATACCGCTTTTTCCCGATTTCAGATATTGCTTTATCTTTGGATAAAATCTGCTCTTCTTGATTATCAGTGTGAGGAAGATACAACACCCCCTTATCTTTTACTTGCTTTTCCCCTGCGTAAGTGTCCCGCATTTGAGTGAAAAATTGTTGATTCCGTATGAATTGCGGATGTGATAACTCTATAAAGTCGCCCATATCTTAATTACCTTTATTTTTGTTTGTGAATTTACAATATGGCAAAATGTCAAATTACCCCATTCCAGTAGCTCCACCACTGCTAACCTTTGAACGCTTCGTTGCTAACCGATAGCGCACGGCGTCATATATATGATCTTCGGCATTGGTGTCGATGTCATCAATCTTTATCTCATCACGTGGGAGTGTCGGTATTGTCCTGATAAACTGCCTGCACGTGTTGAAAACATAAAGAGCGGGTCCCGCTTTTGTTGAGGCATTTTTTACATAAGTTCTAAAGACCTCCAAACCTGTCGCCCTGCTCCCTGGCGACTTATCGGCTTTAGTCCACTTAATCCCACGGCTTGCCATATCATCGGCTATGCAGTTCCCGTTTTGCTTTGAGAAAATAGATGTGTCTGCAGGACCTGGGCGAATTTTTAGCGGTATACGTTTCTCAATCGCCTTTATCTTGTCTGCGACCTCTACAGCAAGCATATTACACCCTTTGTTTGCTTCGCCGTTCCATCCATAGAACTCGGCAAACAGAAATATGTCGCCCCTTTGCGTGTGCATATATGTCCCGTCTTTCAGCTTGACGTCCTCGCCGTTGCTCTCTGCGAACCAATTCACACTAAACGGATGACTACTCCCCCAGTCAAACGACCTGTCAAAGTACCACTCTTTTGGCAATGCGAACGGCTCAACGATGTTATGCTCGGCGCTCCAAACGTCCCCAAATGCGCCACCTGTTACGATGTCCCAGTTACCTTCAAGCATCGCCTCTACAAGTAAATCATCCCCTAGTCCGTATAGCGCCTTTTTATATTCCTCTTCGTCAAGGCTTGGATTGTCGGATAATCTCCCCGGTATGAATTGACGTAAAAATCCACCGTCCTTATCATCTGTCCTCATCACTTCATAAGGCGGTTGAATGTCGATGAATGTTTTTTTTACCCAGTTATGACCAACTCCCCCTGGATTTGAACCACATAAAATAAATGGAAAATCCATTTTTAGCCCACTCGCCTTTTTAAACGCTTCTATTCTGTCTCTTATTTCAGTTGATATTCTGCAACGCCCTCTCAAATATCGGTAGATACTTTCGCTAAAATGCGTCAACTCGTCAATAAGCAAAACATGTATTTCAGCCCCTTGAAAATCGTATTTATTTTTTTCTAAAAAACAATGTCTGCAATGAATTATACTGCCGTTTTGAAACTCTATTTTAATACTGGGGCTTGTTGTGATACGACAATAACCACACTCTATCCAGTCTGATAATAAATCATAATATGAACCAGAACCAATAAAATGATTGCTGTATAAATCTGAACTCTTACGCCTAAAAAGAAAAACCTGCACCCCCTCAATCTGACTTGCAAGAATAATAGACATAGCTCGCATTAAAAAAGATTTTCCTGCCCCAGCACTGCCGCCATATAGTATTTCGTTTGCTGTGGTATCAAGTACTTCTTGCTGTTTTGGTTGTAGCTCTATTCTAGGCATTAGTTTTTCTAATTATTTCAAGTTTCGGTACTTCTTTTACTTTCAAGTCTACCTTATCCACAAACATCCCTAGATGCTTACCCAACATATCAAGAGCGTGTTGCTTGTCGTGTAGTTCCAATTCCACATAATCACAAGGCACTTCGTCGGGGTTATCTTTCATGGGCTTACCTGTCTTAATCTTGAACTTCTTAATGCACCCTCTTTGCTCATCTGTCAAACTCTCAAAGTCCGTAATACTCATTACACCCTTTGAATACCCGACAATACTGGGGAGGTCTGTGAATGCTATCTTAGCATATTCTCTCAAAATTCTATCAATAGTAATATCCCTACCCTCTTGCTTTTTAGCCTCTAACTCTGCGATTTTAGCTTGAATCTTAGGCAATGTTAGTAATCGTGAAGCGGTCTGACTAGCACCACCGCTAGAGAATCCTGCCCGAATTAAGGCCTGCGTTGCGTTATAATCTATAACATATTCACAACAAAAGGCTTCTTGCTTTTTTG